CCTGCGTCGTACCAAATTTGATCGCGCACATTAAAGACAATAGCGTCAGTGCATTCTGTTGCATCACCGCGCGGATAGAACCACCAAATTTCACCCCAACGAGGTATCTTGCTTACCCACACCTTTTGACGCTGTGAGTAGTTTAGGTTGTCGAAAAAGTGATTGATGTTCATGTTGTTCTTCATTTCTGCGACAACACCGTTGTACATCAAGAAACGATCAACCCCACACCAATAATAAATTCCGTCGTATTCAATTACGCTGCTAGACGACAAGATTGAGCTTTGGCTCGAAATGATGTCGTAGCGCCAGTAAATAGTTGACGCGCCTACAGTCTGGGGGGAATAAGAAACCCGAACGAGACTGTCTAGTGACCAGAACAGGCCACTAGGAGAAGTAGTGCCCCCACGCACAGGCAGACCCTTAACAATTTTGCCCGTCGCGACATTGTTCGCGTTTGCATCTGCAGCCACCCAGTTTTGAAAATCGCCTGCCGAGCTGTTTTGAATCAGGCCGTTGTTTCCATAAACAAAAAGATATGGATGCAATAAAACACAACCGCCAGACACCTCAATCTGGTTATCAAAGACAAGCTCAAATGTGCCAGAGAGGGTCGCGTTTGCAGACAAGACCACATTGGTTACGCCCACGCCCACGGTGGAGCTTACAACCACCGTGTTGGCTGGTACACCCGGGCCCGTGACGAGCTGTCCGGGGTAAATCAATGCATTTGTTCCGGTGATCGTAAAGGTATTGGCGCCAGATGTCAGCACACCAGAGGCGCTAAACTTACCGACTTCGCTCATAGAGCCACCGGGGAACTGCCCGTACATCACAGGCGTATTCACCGTGCTGTCGATAAACCTCAGGTTTTGGCCCGCGTGAGCCACCAAAGAGTTTTGGCCTGTCCCATAAATGTCGTAACCGATGTCAAATTGCCAGAGGTTGTTATCGTTGGCAGTAAATCCAGAATCAACCGTAGCCACCGTAACAGAGAAGCCAGATCCTGTACCACCAATGCTTGCAGCAGCAGCGCTTAGTACATCACCAACTACATAACCCAAGCCTCCAAACACCAGAGTACAAGCAGTAACAGCGCCACCAGATACCGTAATATTTGCCACAGCACCAGAGCCAGAGCCTCCTGTTAATGCGACATTTGAGTAAGTGCCGTTTGTGTAAGCACTACCACCTACCAGTGTTGATGTCGTAAGGATTACGCCCGCAAACAATATATTTGTTGGCCCCGAGCCTACGCCGTCATCATCATCAGTTTGCCACTCTTGAAGCCCATCACTCCAGCCAGAATAGACATAGTTCAGTCCATCATCTGAGCTCATGATCATGCCGCGGCTGATCCCAGAAGCGTTCTGGAAAATGCCTACATAACCTCCCATCTTGCGGGGACGGCCACGCTGAAAACGAACCCAGCGGCCATCAACATAACAAGGTGCGTCAAACAGGGTTCCATCGCGCTGGATGCCCGGCTTAACATTCAGCGAGATTACCTTCGCACTCATTAGAAGGTTCCACCTGATATGCCAGCAGGAACCGCCAGCCCAGTCGCGGTAAGCGTCATGGCGGCAGAGCCGTTCAAGGAGAATCCGATTTGATCTGTGGCTGGCTGGTAGATACCTGTGTTGGTGTCACCAGTGAAATTCAATGAAGGGCTGGCTGCGGATCCGGGCCCAATCGTGAGCGTCGTGATTGATCCACCAGAGGCCGAGCTTGAGTTGTAGACATTCGTACCATCACAGACCACTGTCAGCGTCTGGCCCTGAGGCACGGTCACCGTGGCAGCTCCAACCGCAGAGGTCTTAAATGTCAGCGAGAAAGCGCCCGTTGTCTGGTTGTTCAGATAATAAATCTGGACCGTAGAAGGCAGCACAACGATCACATTACCTGTGAGCGCGCCAAAGTATTCCTGCACCACATTGGCATACTCAACCGCGGTCAGCGTGTATGTTCCAGTGATAACTGTCTTCGCAAGCTGTGTGTACGCAAAGGTGTTGCTGCGACCGTATGCAAAGGTGCTATAGCCGTCAATTCCATTCGAGACAATAACAAGCGATTCGGTTAGCTGAAGCTGTTGAGTCGCATTTGTGTCGATCGTATCTGTGCCGCTTGGGGTAAGAGTGACGATCCCTGATCCACCGTTACGGACCATTACGAACCATCCGTTACCAACCGAGGCAGCTGTTGGTAGCGTGACTGTACCTACACCACCCGCCCAGACTAAAAATTGAGCGCGGTAGGTGTTATTCAGTACGACATTAGAAAAGACTGATGACTCTTGATAGGTCTGGTTCAGCGTCGTGTTAATTGCCGTTAAACCATAGCCTGCAAGCGCTGCAGCGTTGGCAGAAGAGGTGCCAGCGCCAAATGTTACTGTGTCCCACTCGCCATCGACAGTGGAGTTGTCAGTGATATAGATGTACTCTGCGATACCGGAAGCAATCGATACGATCGTGTTGCCGCTGTTGTCAGTTACGGTAAAGCTGTTCGAGCCAATATTGTTGATCAGAACACTCTGGCCAACAGAAACCTGCGAGGCCGCAGGCATAATCAAGTCTAAGCCCGTTGTCGTGGCAGTCACATCGATGATGTTCGCAACAACACTAGTTGTGTTGCCGTTGACTGGCCACTGCAGCTCTGTATCAACAGAGATTGTCAGCGACTCATACCCAACCTGTGATGGGCTGATAGTCTGTCCTGTAAACGGGTTGGTATATGATGGCATAACTATTCCTTAGGAATCTACAGCGACAGCTTGGCGATCACCGACTCGGGTGATGTCTTCAGTCTTGAGTGCCGCAATTGCTTCTTGGTATTTTTGCTGGAAGATCTGTCTGGCATCGTTCTTCAAGAACGGCATGGCCTGCAACAGGGTCCCAAATAGCATTGCATTTGGCGCGTTTTGAGTCAGCCAATTGGTCTGGTTTTGCGACGAAAGGGGCTCAATACGCTCGTAATATAGGACCTCAAACGGGTAATCTTCGTCTGGGGTAGGGGCCACGAGCCAGTGTGTATAGTCGTAATCAGCGTAAAACTTGGGCTGGCCCGTCGTTGTTGCATCAGGGGTATACGACTTGAGGTATTCGTATTTGCGCAGCAGGACGGGGCTTTTGGCGCCGTTTACGGACACTTCCATTGATACAGTCTTGCGCCAGCGCGCAGGCTTTGCAATGACAGGCTCTCCAGCAATCATAGTGCCTTCGACAACCTGCATCTGCCCGAGCGTTTTGATCTGCTGGGCGATCTCAAATTCAGCTAGGGTAATAAAAGTCGGGATGGCCTCAACGACAGCCGCGTCACTACGCTCTAGGTACTGAAGCACCATGGTGTTGAGACTATCATAGGTCATTACCCAAGAGACTGTCATTTTAGGACCTATCCAATCATAGAATTTGCTTTGATTTTAACCGCAGCCACCCGATTTAGCCACCCTTTGCCAAAGGTGTCAAAGGTGTTCAGGCTACGGTAAAAATCCTCTTTGGCCTGACTAAATTTCTCAATTAATTCTGCTTCTGAAAAAGCATTTGCAGCAGCTAAAGTGATTGGCCCAATCCCGCCGTCAGGCGTTACACCAACAGCAGATTGAAGGATCTTCGCCGAGCGGCCCGGGCCCGCATTGACCGCGAAATCAAAAACCAAATAGTCAATCCCTGATTTTAGGTCGTCGCAGCGGCATGCGTCCCAGAACTTGCGTTTGTATAGTGGCTCAACCATCTCAGGCGTTAGGCTGCGCATTTCTTTTTCATTAGACTCACGGCCCACCCAAGCTTCCCAAGTCGCCTTGGTTACGCCAAGGTTGGTCATCCCACCGGGATCGGACGGATGGTTTACGAAACCGCCTTCGCTTGCCAGCATCTGCTCAAACGCTTGTTTCCAGTTACTTGCTGCCATGTTCAATTTCCTTTGATTTTCTTTTCTCAACCATGTCCGCAACCTTTTCCACCGTGCGGCCACCAAAGTAAAAAGACATGATTATGATGCCCCACTGGCCCAGCAGCTCCACATACTGTTTGTGCGTGTCGATATCAAATGCCGACATCATCGCAAATGTGAAATAGCCCCCCAGAATGATTAGGAGGGTCATAGGGCGGATATTCTTGGACAACCAAGAGTCTGATGCCATGTCAACCGTATGGCGCTTGGTGAGCTCCTGCTGCTCTTGCATGTCAGCGTTAAGCTGTGCAAGCTGACCAGACTGCTGTAGCTCTAAGAGCTTGAGCTTGGCAGCTTCGGCTGCGTTGGCGTCAGGGAATATCTTGTCGATAATCTTTGAGCCAATGCTCAGGATGTCAAGTATTGGGACCATGTTAGAACCTCACGCCTGAAAACCATGCTTTAGTTGCTGTCCACTTGGCGCTACACCAAGCCTTAAATGCTTCCCATTTTGCTTTCATTTGTCCATCTCCGATGCGGCTAATATCATTCGGGTCTTAACGGATATCAAGTCCCGTGGCTCAGACTTAAAGCCTACAGCAATATACCCAGCAAACTTACCAATCTCGTTGGGTATTGAAGCCCTGCACATGTAAGTAACGCCCATCAACTTTGCCCACTCACCAACGGGGCTAGACGACTCAAACGGCTTACACGCTACTTCGTTGTTTAACATTGAGA